AAGCGCCTCTGCTAAAACTACATCCTAACACAAGTATACGTTTCTTTTTTAGTTTTTTCTTAATCATTGATTAATTTTACCTTTGTGCCTGGCCCAACACAGCTAGGCAAACCGCCGTATTGTTCTATGTACCAATTAATAACAGCCTTGTACCAATTTTGACTGTTATGATGTGCTTGCTTGTTGAATTGTGTAATATTATTATTAGTAGCTTGCATAGTTGCCAAAGCTCTAGCACTTTCCTTTTGTAAATCTCTGGTGGTTAAATTATTTAATTCCAATTCTCATGTACCTCGTATATTTTTCTAGTTCAAGTTCTCCTGTAAACAATACTTTACTCAAAGGTGCCATTTCAGCAAAATGCAAACTATCTTTTACACAATTGATATGTTCGTCTAGTTCAAAGTAATTATTGCTTTGTAATACGACTAATTTACCTTTAGGAATTTTAGCATACCACTCTTCAAAATTTTCTATATGTTCACAACTAGTGTTAATAATTGTATTTGCACTATCTTTTATTGTTTCAACTTCACCACTGCTCTTTATTGTTTGATATTCAAATTGATTGTAATTTAACTTATGAATGTCCAATGTTTGTGCTTTAAATTTCCAACCATTTGCAACTAGTTCCTTGTTAAAAATTTCTGCAATTTTCCAAACATCTGGATCATTATCAAAACTTCGTACATTGTTAAAATCTATTCCTTTTTCTATCATTAACGGAATAATAGTTGCATACCAGCCTGCACACAGATATATGTTACCTAATTTTACATTTAAATTTTTGAGTGTGTCAATAAGCCAAGATTTACTCAAAAGCTGTCCTCTGCTGATGCAATCTTTGTCAAAGTTTTTATTTTCATTTACTAACGTTTTTATAGGTTTAATTAAAGAACTACCAGTATAATTTTCTAACACTCTCCATAGAGCATATTGATCGTTGTTTAGCACAACTTTCATTTCGTCTTCAAGTTCCGGTAACAATCTCGCAAGACTATACATGTTTTTGTCAATTACTGCTTTCCTTAGATCATCATTATCCAACAATCTAAAAATGCTATGCAAATTTTCTTCTACTATTGCTTTTCTTAAGTCATCATCAGCGTTTACTAATCTAAAAATACTGTGTAGATTTTTTTCTACTATTGCTTTTCTTAAATCGTCATCGGTTTCAACTATTCTAAAAATACTGTAAAGATTTTTTTCCACTATTGCTTTTCTTAAGTCATCGTCAACATCTACTAATCGAAAAATACTATGTAAGTTTTTTTCTACTATTGCTTTTCTTAAATCATCATTATCTACCAGCTTGAATAAACTTGTTAGTTCCTGTGAAGAATAAAATCTCCTAAAATTGCTTACTTTTTCCTTAGGATACAATATTTCAAATCTATCTAAAATTTCTTTTACAAATTCGTCTGCGTTATCATTGTTTGTCTGTAAAGGTTTAATTTCAGTTTTATAGCTTTTTTTAAATTGCTGTTGCAACCAGTCAAAATCATTTATAAGATTTAATTTTTCTAGATTATTTTTGAATTTTTCACCATACTTTCTTCCTTCTCTTGCACCTTGAACTGCTTCATTAGCAAAAGGTATAGATTCGTCAGCATCTTGACACCAAGCTGTAAGACGTTTGTCTGTTTCGTCTTGCTTTTGTCTATCTATAATGCTACTGGCTAGCTTTGCACATTCTCTAAATCCACTTTTCCATGCACTAAATGCATCTGTATTGAAGGAAGTTATATTACTTACACTAGGCATAGGTCTAAAATGCCTGCTGATGCTGGTAGTCATATCAGGTTTGGTAATATCCATTTCAATTGTTGCTTGTCTAGGAAAAAGTTTTACTCCTCCATACCCATATTTTAAACCATTTACTGGATTTTCACTTCTCCAAACCTTAACATAGTTCATTTCATGATTAGGCGACTTGTAATCAAAATTAAAATCATCTTTTATATCAGCATCACCATCAACTATCCAAATTAAATCTGTTTTACAAAGTTTTGCAGCTTCTTGATGTGCTTTTGGAATTCCTTTTACGCCGTGAATGCGCTTTGCACGGGGGAAACGTGTTTTAAGTTTATGATAATTTTCTTCTGCATTAGGTTCGTTGTAGCTAATCATTACAATATCATATTCTGATTTTTCTTTTTCAGACAAAAACGTCTGGGGAGCTCTTTCTGGCGGTGTATAAACACTCTTAAAAAATTTACTTTGTCCAGTATCGTAATGATCTACAGGAATATTAAGATCTAATTCTTCTCTCAGTGTGTACCCTAGGCCCATTATTTCATATCTTAAATCCTCTTCACGTATTTTACTGTATTCTTCTCTCCATAATTTGTTTAGGTACTCAAAATCACGAACATTTACATAATCCCAGTCGGTACACATGGTTTTGTATACTCCTTCGCGAGCGCCGTATATTGCCCATATACCATTTTTGACATCTTCGCCAACTGTGGACCAGATTTTTAATCTATCTAAGTTTTTCTTAGGAACTTGCGTACAAAACTTATCTTTATCAGGTTTCTTACCCTCAAGTAAACTCATTTTTACACCTTCGCGGAACCCTGCTCTCCAAGCCTGCCAAGGCGAAGCATTATTGTAAACATGGCTGTGTATCTTATTGATTTGTAAGTATTCTAAACCCCAACAAAAATCTATTCCTGCAGCAGTATTATCAGGATCGGCATTTTCATGGGTACGCATAGTTTTAACTAGTTCAGTTGGCCAACATTTTATACCCCCATTACCATACGTCAGGCCGTTTATAATGTTGTAGGCACTAAAACTTATAACACATTTACTTAAATCTTTATCATCACTAAAATGTAGGACTTCGGATATAAATTCGTGCGAAACTTTGTTGTCACCGTCAACTGTAATAAAACGTTCTGTGTCTGAAATATTGGCGCAGGCTTTGTGGGCTGCATCTGAACCTTCTACTCCATGCACCCGCTTTGCCCACGGTATCTTTTGTTTTATATCGTAAAAATTTTCTTCAGCATTTGGTTCGTCATAGCTGAGGTAAATTATGTCATAATCATGTACTTTAAACTCTTGACTCATTTTATTTCCAAACTTGCTGTTTGATAGGGAGGGTTTATAGCCCATATACTAATATTATCTATATTACTCTCTTGAGTATATTTAAAATCAACACAATGACCAAGACTTGCATGCTGGCTGTCAAATGATATAGTTCTTATAAGTTTGTTGGGGTTATTTTTTCCTGTAACTGCAAAAAATAGGTTCCCTTTTATATTGTTGCTGTTTTTTGCCAATGCAAATAACCAATTTTTAGAATGCGTAATCTTTACATTTGCATCATTTTGTGGTGTAATTTTAACAAATGAATTTGTAACAACATCTTTAGTTTGTTTATCCTTTACAACAATGTTAAATTCAGTATCTAACTTGTAATCTAAGAAGTTTTTTGTACCTTGTAAGAAATCTTCAACATCTATCCTTTGTTTTTCAACATACGAATAGTTATTATTGGTCTTTTCGTTTGTGACTGAAACTATATCTCTCGTTTCACTATCAAAATATACATAAAAAATCATATTACATCCTCAATAAAATGAAATATACCTTGTTGTCTATAAGGTCCTACAAATAACTCATCGCCATAGAAAAAATTAATTCGTTTATTCCATTCTTGAAAAGGATTTTGCCAACCTTGTGCATAGGGTTTCATGTGTATTAACATAGGATCTGTACCTGTGTACTCAATTTTATCTTTGCAATTTAATAATTTTGCAGCTAAACACACTGCTACATCCATACTTGGTATTTTTGGACTTCTATTTGGTAATAATTTCTTACGCAGTTCTTCTGTTGTGTTTATTGTATGTACTAGATCAAAAAACTGTTTTGTGAAATCAGTTTTTTTAAAATAATGCATTGCTACATAAAGATTTGGTAAATTATTTTCTACAAATGTTTTTCTATCTACTGTAGTATCTAGTGGCTCTTGTCGATAAGTATAGGCTTGGCTTATAAATGACAAATCTTTTGTCTTATTTCTTATCCACCAATTATCAAGGTTTTGTGCAACAATGCAATCACTTTCTATAACAGTAGTTTCATCATAGGGGGAATATTCAAATAATTTAGATCTATTTATTACGTGAAAATGATCATAATTTTTTTCAACTTCAATAACATTATCAAAAGTTTCTAAGTAACTGGTATGTTTTTTATCAGTTATTAAACTAATAGATTTGTTGTCACCTATCTTTTTTAAGCTCTTAGCACAATTCAAGGCATATTTTATGTGTGTTTGGCCTTGAGCGTATATTACATATCCTTGTGTCATAGGAGTTTTTCCAAATCATACTTATTCATTGCATGCACTGTTACGTTGTTTGTTGATACAGCAATAGTTTTACTATTAAAAGGTGTTAAAAATGTAAAACTATCTTCTGATATTTTTAATATATTGTCTCTATCTAGACTATAATACATTGTATCTGGCATGCTACCTATAAAATTACCTTTTTGATAGTTGTTCATAATATGAGCTGCAATACTAAAACTAAAATCGTTCCGGTACAGGTTTGAATTTATCTGATATAACCGTCTATAATAAGAATAGTTCTCATAAACATGTTTAACAAGATCAAAAAATAATTTAGATTGTTTATCTTTTTTAAAAAATACACAAGTTGCCCAATAAAATTTGCATCCTATATCACTAATCCAAGTAAATTCTTTTGTTTGTCTAAATGAGCAAATATCAAAAGAATTATCATACATACAGACACTCTTGTTTTGTTCAAAACATTTAGACAAATTATTGTTGGCTATTAACATATCTGTATCAAGCACAATAGTTTGGGTGTATGGTGTAAGATCATATGACATAATTCTAGCCGCATTTTTAAAACTTAGTCTTTCTTTGCTATTACCATTATGATAAGTTTTTTTTGTAACATGTAATATATCATCTAAAGTTATTATCCTATCAAATACTTCATTGTGTATAAGTTGATCTGTCACAAGTGTAGTGGGCAACGATAAATGCTTGCTTATACGGATAGCAAGCATCTCTGCTTGCTTAATGTAGTTTATTTTTTCGTTGTTAAATGCAAAAACTAGGCATCCTCTACTCATCTAATAATCCTTTAACAGATTTACTAGATACTAGATCTTGATATTCTTTGTAATAACTTGCCAAATTTTGGTTATAAATTTTTTCAATATTTAAAATAAATTTATCAATATCGTCAACTATAATAGGAATATTATTGTCATCTAATAATATAATGGGATCTTTTGTGTGTTTCAATTGAGCTTGTCTGTAAGCACAATAAGTAATCAAATTTTGTGTAATTGTAAATTTACCTGCATTGTAATAAAAAATACAACTGTCAGTAAACTTTTGTTCTATTAGTTTTTTTTGATTATGCAAAGTATGAGCATAATTGGCAAATTCTAATGCATTTTTTAATTTATCGTCCATACGAACACTCCATGATACTATATTAGTATATACTGAAAATGTCAGTATGTCAATGGTTTATTGACTAAAGATTAGATGTGTTAGAATATGCAGGTGTAGGAACAGAAACGTTTGAACCTGTTGCTCGTAATTGTTGAATAACACTACTGAGTGTGCCATTTACATCTTCGTCAACACCTCCAGCTATACCACCTTTTGGTACTGGAGTAATAGGTGGATCACCTGTGTCGTCATCTCGGAATTCAATTAAAAATTCTAAAACAGTGGCACTATTTTCTTTAACTTGTATATTGTAATCATTTTCTGCGTAGTTACCGCTGCCAGTTTTTTGAAAAATTTGCTGATAGGATCCTGTTACATCATAATTTCCTATACTTGTACCTGTACCTGTACCAGTTGATGTTGTTTGAGTATAATTGAATTTTATAGTACCCATATTTGAAAGTAGTGTTGCCCAGTCATCCGACTTAGCACCGGATTGCCCAGATAAGTTAGCACTGAAACGAATTTCTCCGCCGCTATTGAAAAAATGACGTCTATCATTAGCACTAGCAAAAGTTACAGTAAAAACATGTGTGACTTGACCATTCCAAGATGTAGTTCTAGTGCTTGAATTTCCTGTACTTTCAACTGAACTGTTACCTGCATCAATTGAAAATTTGTTTGATTCAATTACACCTGTTGCAATGTCGTAATCGTTAAACCCACCAGTAGTGTCTGTCAAAGTAGATATAGATGCTCCAGTAGCATCAGCACCAATAATTTCTCCTACAGCAATGTCGCTTATATTTGCGTTTGACCCTAATTGGTGATTAGTTGCTTTATTTAAATCGGTACGTAGGTTATCCATTTGTTCAGCTGTAACAGTGGCGGTAGCAAGTACTTGTGAACTTGTTAATGTTTGACCATAACCTTCTGTACCTGAACCTGTACCCATTATAGTTGCAACACGGCTTTGTAAACCATTGTATTGTGCTGCGTTTATTATGTCTCCTACATTTACTGCCATTTTGTTCTTCCTTTAAGTGCGTACATTATTTATTTATTTAGACAGCAACTTCAATTAATCTGATTCCGGAATCGTCGCTATCCTCTAAACTTTTTCCTACAACGCACCAAGGACTCGGAGTTGCGCTATCAGGACGTAATCCCGTAGCAGTACCCGGTACTGGTCCAGTAACAAGTATTTCACCTTTTTTGACTGGTCCGTCTACCTTGCAAGGGACTCTTCCTTTTAATGCTATTGCTACGCCCTCAATATCGCTATTCATTAAATGAGCTGGATCTGTTGATACAATTCCAGCAAGTTTTGGATCGCAGAAAATTTTACATTCAGTAACTTCTGCTTCTCCACCAAATACAAGAACTGTACCTGGTTCGTAATCTTTATCCGCTGTGTACTTTTCTGCTAAGTCTGCAAATCTAGCACTAGTTGCTGTACCTTGGAATAAGTTAGCAACTAAGTTTCCTGAAGAGTCTCTAACAGCTACAGTATTTGATGTAGCACTTGTTGATCCTGATCTTGCATTTCCGCTCATATCCAATGTAAGAGATGTTGATGCTGTACCATTGAAATTAGTAGCATACATTGTGTTAAATCTATTTGATGCGCCGCCAATGTCAACTGTTTCAGTTCCAGATGCACTAGCATAATTTGAAAATGTACTATATCCAGGTAAAATAGCAGATGCTGTAATTCTTAATGGCATCTTTTGTGCTGAACTTGGATTTTGAACTTGAATATAAATTTGTTGACCTTGGGTATTTGCTATAAGTCCTTTATTGTCATCTACAATTTTTAATTCTAAATCATTAGAATCACCAATAGCTAAACCAATATCAGCAAATTCTGTAAGACTTGTAAATGAAGTTGAAGAACCAGGTGTTGACACTACATAATTACTTGCGTCAATACCATTTAATTTAAGTGAATTTGAAGCAGTGCCCCAGAAATAATGATCTGTACTTGTAACACCGCCTGTGCTATTAATAGTATTCTTTAAAGTGATACCTTTTCTAATAACATCAAACCCAGGGTAATCAGATGCATCTTCTGTTCCAATAGTAAATGATACATTACTTATGATGTGTATAACTTCGTCATTTACAACACTTTTTATGACTGATCTTGTTGTTCCTACATTATCTCTAATACTTGCACTTTGGAATTGTGTTACTGTTTCTCCAACACCTTGTGGACCAACTAATACAAAGGACGATCCATTATAGGCATATAATTGTTCATTGGTTTGATCCCACCAAAAATCACCTTCTGAAAGTCCGGCTGGGGTAGAGCCGCTGACTTCAGCACCGCCTGTAGTGCGCCATTTTGTGCCATCATAAAATTTTAATTTACTATTTGTTGTATCAAACCAAATTTGTCCTGTAAGTGCTTTAGGTGGTTGATTCCCGCCAGCAAAATTTTCTAAAAGAAATACAAAGTTTTCATTTTGTATTTCACCGTATCCAGCGTAATTTTTACCTACTAATTTTAAATCAGTAGTCTGGTCAAGTGTTCCATCCTCGACCACTGTAAGCTGGGCAGTGTTATATTTGTTTATCGTATATGCCATTTTTTACCCCTTGCATTATAATTATTTATCGCATTTTGTATTAAGTTACACTTTGCAACACTGCTGTCTGGAATACCCATGCACCGCCCCCAGTTTGATATGTATAAATGTATCGTGTTGCTGACAGGTTTACCACTCCAGATGCGTTATTTGATGCTGAAATATTTTGGACTACTGATTCAGTCCCTGTGCCTGTTGCATCTCTTACAGCAATCTTAGACTGTGTTAGCACTCCTGCTGTATCTGGATTAAGTGTTACAGATACATCAATACCACTCACTGTAGATCCACTATATGTTGTTGCTAAAACAAAACATGTTGTACCATTTTCTAGTGTAGTTGGATCTAAGAAGGTGGTAAGCAATGTTTTTATACTATCTTGTGGGCCAAAATTAGTTGTTCCATCAAAACTACTTATAGGACTCGGACTGCTTAACCCTGTTATATCCATAGAAATGTGTCTTGTTTCATTTCTAATTTCGCTATCAACATAGGTTTTAGTTGCTGCGTCAGCACCTACTGTTGGTTGAGCAAGACCTGTTATTTTTTGACTATCTATTGTAATATCGCCGCCTGCAACAATGTTCAATCCTGTTCCGTTTAATCTTGTTATTGTTGCAGCATTTAAATTTATATCATCAACTGTAAGTTCTGATAGTGTACCTAGACTTGTGATACCGCTTGCTGTTGTAACTGAGCTACCTAATTCTGTGCGGCTTAATACATTTGTGCCATCTATTTTTAAATGTGCAACAGTATTATTAGGATTTGATCTTATATCAATATCTTGATTTGATGTCCAACTTGCTGTTGATTGTGTCCAAGTAAAATCTTTTGATCCTTGTGTACTTCTTACAATTATACCTGCGCCGTCAACTTGTGTATCATCGCCTTCAGTGCTATCATCTAAAAGAGCTAATTCTATATTTTTGTCTTCTACTCTTAAAGTTGATGTATTTAAAAATGTAGAATCACCTTGTACTGTAAGATTTCCACCTATTGTTAAATTGCCTGAGAAATTACCATTGCCAGTTACATCTAAATTAGCAGTTGGAGCACTATTCCATAAACCTATCCTATCTGCACTACTATCAACATAAATTGCATTTTTAAAACTACTACCTGATTTTACTCTAATTGCCAAATCTCGATTACTTTGCTGGGTTTCAAGTAAAGTTGTTGTTCCTGCAATTTTTGTAATGAAATATTCAGTTGCACCAACACCCACACTGAGTCCTGCACTGTTTTTAATTTTTATACTGCCAGATGTCTCAGCATTTTCGTCTGATGGTAAAAAGTTGGCTGCAGTTTTTACAACACCAGCATCATTTAGCAGTCCTTGTGAACTGGTTGCTATGCCGTTCCAGTGAAAACTATTTTCAACAGGATTGAAACCTTTAAGTATAAGCTGTCTTTTTGGTGAAAATGTATCAGCGGCCCATACTGGAAATCCAGCTATTGCATATTGTACTGGAATAATAAATTGTGCCGGAGAATAAATACCCACAAGTACATCTCCTAAAAATAATTTTAAGATTGTACGTTGTACGTCTGTACTATCTAATTGACTAGCTACTTCAAAACCTGTTTTACCTTGAGAAGAACTATACGGAGGTCCTACTAAAGTTAAGTCAGTTCCGTCCCATATATATAACTTATTGGCTTCATTGTCGATCCATATGTCGCCAACATTAAGATTGCTAGGTCGTGTACTACTTACTATCGAACCTGTAGCAGGTCTAAAACTTACTCCATCGTAAACTTTTAATCTATTATCTTGTTTATCAAACCAAAGCTGGCCAACCATAGGTGTAGTTGGCTGACTGGAAGATGCAAAATTCTCCATAAGTTTGATAAAGTTTTCATTCAAAAACTCTCCAAACCCTTTGTAATTTTTTCCTATTAGAGTTAGGTCAGTGGTATTTGTGTCAAGAATACCATCTGTAAGATCAACTAGTAATTGCCCATCTGTTCTATTTAATCTGTAACTCATCTTATGTTCCTGTATATATAATATAATTTATTGTGATAGTCGGATTCATAATATTAATTGCATTTCCTAGAGTTTGTATACCTTGAGTTAATACTCCTCCGCTATTAGGATATGCTTGTCCTGCTCCCGTTCCTGTAGGTGCATCATAAATAATCGCTTCATTATCGTTAGGTGTACCACTAACATCTCTGATTGCATAATATTGATCGCCACTATCACCACGTAAGTCGTGCTCGTGTTCTGGCAAATTCTCTACTTGAATTGTAACATCTTCGCTTCCGTCTTTTGCTCCTACCACATCAGCTGAATTAGCTGTTACAGTATCAGCACTTGTACCGCCCATATTATCTGCACCCATTGGCACTCTTCCTCTTAGATCTGGAAGGCCAAATTTTCCTACAGTAGGACTTGCTTTATATGTGTCACCTATTATGTCATACAAAGCACTATATTGTGCTCTATCAACTTCACTACCATCACAAAGCAACCATCCAGAAGGTGCTGTTAAACCTGCGTAAGGTGCAAGTAGTCCTATAGGTGTTCTAGGAACTGCTGATAATAAATTAACTCTTGATATTTTCTTAAGTCCGGTATCACCACTAGTTCTGTTAACTAAAAATTCATCATCTGCTTGAGATTGAGCAACATTTGGTTTTCCTGCAATTAGCTGGTTGCTAATAGATGTTTGAAAAGTTTTTACGCTTCCGCCAGTTTGTCCGTCAAAGATAATGTCTGCTGCAGAAACATCACCTGCAATTCTTAAAGTGCTTGCAGAAGTTAATTTGTCTGCACTTCCTGCTCGACCACTGACAGTACCACTTACGTTTCCTGTTAAATTTCCTACAAATGTAGTAGCAAACATATTTGCATATTTGGTAGCAGAACTACCTACATTTCTTGTATTGTTTTGATCTGGTAAAACTTGTGTAGTTGTAATTGTACCTGTTACATCTAGATTTTCACCTATGTTTAAATTTTTTGCAATACCTACACCGCCTAGTGTGATAATACTTCCTGTACCAAATGTATCACTTTGTGTAGTATCATTTATTTTTAGAAACCCGCTTGCTTGTAAATTACCTGTTACATCAAGTGCTTCATCTGGGGCAACATTATTAATACCTACCTTCAAACTACTGTCAACTCTAAGTGCAGTCTTAAGTAAACCGTCATTTTTTACTTGGATATCAACACTTGAACCAGCAATATTGTGTTTAATTATGCCGATATTACCTTCAACACCAATATTCATTTCAGCATTTATACCGTAATTGATACCTGTGTTATTTTGAACATTGATTGGAAATGCTGTAGTACTAGCAGTATCTCCTCTTAAGAAATTGCCTGCAGCAACTGTATTTCCTGCAACAATAAGACCTTCTGCTTTCTCAGCAGTTCCATAGAACTTAGGTGCGCCATCTCCTGAAATATTTGCTGTACTTAAATTAACACCAGGTTGTAATGTGCTAAATCCCGGTATTACAATTTTTGGTGTAAAACTTTGAGTGCTGATAAGAGCAACTGGAGATGCATCAACTTCTATTTGTAAAACATTATAGGTTTGATCATCTGTACCTACTATACTTAGTGGTGATGCTCCAGTTGATAGTCCATCACTAAATTCAGGTCCGACTAATACCCATCCAGAACCTGTATAAAGATACAACTGTTGGTTATCAGTGTCTGCCCATAGATCGCCTATTTGACTTTGAGATGCTTGTGGTTCATTAGTAGCCTTCTTTAATCCTCCACTTGGAATCCAATTTGTTCCATCATAAACTTTTAAAAGTTCTATTCCTGGTGTAGAATCGTACCAAAGTTGTCCTTCAACTGGCCTAGCAGGTGCAGTGGGTGCTGCAAAATTTTCTAATAAATGTAAAAAGTTAGTAGCAATAGCAGGACCATACGCAGTTTCATTTCTACCTGGTATACTTAAAGATGTTTCTTGATTGATAGTCCTATCTTCAATTGTAATAGTACCCTTGTTAGCCTGATCTGTATAAGCAATTTCGTATGCCATCTATTATTCCTCAGCTAGTCCGCTTAAACTTTGAATTCTTACAGTGTAATCGATTTGTATCAATCTGTTTAAACTTTTTTGTACAGGATGAAAAATTACATGTGTTAGTAAGTTTCCATTACCATTAGGGTTCCAACTTTTCAAACCTAATTCATCAAAAACATATAAACTATTTGTGTCTGTTGCTGTGTCAAAAGCATCTTGTCCGCTAGGTTCTCCATAGTCTAATAAACAAGTAACTAAAACGTCTGTGTAATTTGTGCCGCTTATGTGACGTGTTTCAATTTTATTTCTTACAGGATCTAAATTATTAATACTACTATCATCAACTACTTTTGTGTATGTTTGATTATATAAACTAGCGTTAGTTCCTGTACTATTAGGTGTTAGATATGTGATTATACCTGTAGGATCAACACTTGTACCACCATTACCGAAGCTCATTTCATATATCCATCCTTGACCGGCATTTCCAATGCTCTCTGCAAGTGCAATACTCATATTTTCGTAGTGAATTGCATTGCGTTTGTTGATATAGACTTCTTGAGTTTCTGGGTCAAAGATCTTTATGTGTCCTTGTACCATTATACCGTTGTTTTCATGTAATTTATCTGTCATTTTTATATCCTACAGTGTTATTTATCCTGGCAAGTCAACTGTTGTTGCACGTAAGAATTTAGCAATATCGTTATCAGAATCTGCTAATCTGGTGCCTAGATCGCTCCAAATTTTTCCTTGCTTCCTTATTATTATAATTTTTTGATTTTCAGCTGGTATATCTAATAAAACTAGTTGATTATCGTTTGTAATTTGGAATTCAGCTGGTAAAGTTACATCACCTTCTGGCGAATCTTGCGATATTTTTTCATCTTCTTGTGCATAAGTTGTACGTAAATTGCTGTCTAATTGATACGAGCTAAGTGCAGAATTCCTTAGTCTACGACCAGAAACAAACACTTCAAATTCATTTATATTATTTGGTGTAAAATCTAGGTCATATGTATTTGTTGTGCCGTCAGCTGTAAATATTGTTGTTAAAGTTTTATCTTTGTATGGCATTGAATTCTTGTTGCTTTGGTCGTATAATTCTGTACCTTCGTTATAAAGATCTTTAGTTCCTGTACCAAACGTTCCTCTTCTTAATTGTTTCAGTAGATTGCCGTCTTTAATAAAGTATTCAATTCTTTCACCTTCAATAAAAACTACAGCTGGCAGTTTTGCGCCAGGAGTAGGTGCAGGAAGTTCTGTTGCGTCAACTACTTGGATTTCTTTATCATACCAGTGTAATGGTCTTGCAAGTTCAAAGTTTTTACTTCCATCTAAACGTTTGTAAATATTTCTATTAGAAATATCTTTAAATTGTCTCCAACCAAATTTGTTTTTCAAAATATTGTTGCTAAAATGAATAGTTTCGATATTATCATTTTCGACTAACCCTTGCACAAGTCGTACAGTCATTTTATTCGGTGTCACATAGTAATCGACAGATGGATTTAAAATTTGTCCATTTTTAACAACCCATACATATTGATCATCTATAGCAGGATATCGTAAATCAATTATACCATTTCTTAAACGTCTTAATTGGTACCAATCAGCTGTACCTTCTGACGGAGTTATCTGTGCATCGAGTTGTTCTATTTTAAATACATCACCGACACCAGCTATAACATTAAAATTATCTAATTCTAATTTTTGGGTAACTCCATCTCCTAAAATTGTAGCTAATTGTGCATTAGAATTAGTTTGAAGTGAAGTTCCATAATTAGGATCATCTATACGAACATTATTTTTATATACAGCATAGTATTTGCCAACCTGTAAAGGATTTGCTAGATCAAAACTATCAGTGCTACCATCTGCCTGAAATGTTTCAGCTGAAAGATTTGTTCCTGGTAATAGTTCAGTTCTTTCTACAACATCAAAACTTTGTCTATCAATATCTTGACTGTCATGATTACTAAATTGATACACAGTTATAATATCACCTAAGTTATAATTTTTGTTTATATATAAGACTCCAGGAGTTGATACGAATTTGCCGTCTACATCATAATATCCAAATCTATAGTCTCCACCACTTTGTGTACTGTCGTCCCAGCCCATCACAAATACTCTTAACTTATCGCCAGATGCACCTATGTCATCTGCTAGTGTAATTGTACTACCAGCTTGTGCTTCTGCAGGTAATGTCGGGTCAAAAGCACCAGCACTACTAAAAGTAAAATCATTTAAAATTTGTAATTCTCGATTATTCAAAAATACTTTGACTTGACTTATGTCAAGAGACCCAACTGGAACTTGCCATAATTTAAGTGTATATTCACGTGTGTTTGTTACATCAAATACTTCATTATATCCTGCGTTCAATATAGTATTATTAATTTTTACAATAGTATACCATTCCACAGGAGTTTGTGTAAAAGGTGTTTGACTTAAATTGTAAGCTGTTGTCGAACCATCACTTTCAAATGTATCTATAGTTACTGAACTATAGTTTTGTACTTGTCCTTCAAAGATTGCATATCTAATTACAGCATCGCCTGCAGGAGGTTCTGCAAATTTAATAACAAAATTTCCAGGTTTCGCATAACTTGGACCTGCTTCAACTAGTACATGTTCAACTTCTTTACCGTTGACTGTTATAAGACTACTGTTGTTTTGCGTGAAAGATATATTTGTTAAAAACTCTCCGGTACTACCATCTCCTATAAACTCGTCAATATCAAGTATATTTTCTCCACTATATTCAAGCGTTGTTAAATTAATTATTGAGTCTGCACTAGGTGCAGTAGTGAAAGTTATTGTCTTAGTATTATAATTAATTGTGTAATCTATATCTAACTTTTGTATTACATAATTAATTTTTGCAAAAAGTGCAGTATCTGTCACTGGAGAAGTTCCTATATCAAATGACTTAGTACTTCCATCTCCTTTATAATTCATGCTAACAATTTTACTTGCACCTGTAGAAGGGCGTTCATAAACTTGTATGTCAACTGTGTCAAGTATCTGTCCAGGTACAAGTTCTTCTGGGCCTTTGGATGTTGTTGGTGTAACAAAACCGTCACCATCAATATTAATAGACTCAGCAAGTATTCCACTTGCATTAGAATAATCTAATGTTCCTCCACCTATCTGAGTGTCGTAAGTATCATCTGGTGGAAGGAAACTTCCATCGCTGGTTGATTTTCTTACAATAATTACATCATCTGCGGCAGTATTAATACCAAGTTCTTGTAATTCTACAGTTGTTGTTGTGCCATCACCAATTATACTACGCATTATTGCGTTTGGATTTGTAAACTGTGTTGAGTCATCTGTCCAATCAGGGTCATCTAATCTTACGCCGTTTTTGTAAACATTATATACTACACCATTTTCTAATGCTTTAGATAATTGTAAAGTTATTGTACTACCATCAAGCACAATTACTTGATCTTCGTAGGTTTCGTCATAAGTGTCATAGGTACCTGTTGCCCAAGGAACTGATTCAAATCCATTTGGTCCAAGAAAATCAAAACTTTTAACCTCTACACCACCGTAATCAATACCGTCCATTAACTGTCCTAGATCTTTTGCGAACTGCCCTGTTTGTGGATCATAAGCTATATTAATTCTGTCTTGTGCTTGTAACAATGCAATATCTTTTTTGTAATTAATTACAACACTAGCATTTACTGCGGCTGGTTCTTTAATAGTGATTCTACCAAAATATCTTGAATATCCTTTAGATGTATCTTTTATATTTGCAAAAGTGTATTCGCTTCTCAGTAATTCAATATTATTCACTGACACACTGACTTCTGTATTTTTTACCTGCATAGGCCAAACTAGATCAAATATGTATTGAGAGCCTGATCCAATAAATGTTTCAGTTTCGTCTATATCAGTATACACATATTTGCTTGTTGTTCTATCAAATTTTACAGCAGTAGTAATACTTTTTGGTAACCCTTCTCCGATAACTACACCTAGTTTTGCATCTTTACCGTTGTCCGCTAAACTACCATTTATAGTAACTGTAGGCGCACTTAGATAGTTACTACCTTGATTAGTCACTTCGACTTTTGTAATTTTTCCGTTTGCTCCTAGTTTTGCTATTGCCGTGGCACCTGTGCCGCCTCCGCCGCTTATAGTTAAAGTAGGTGGAGACTGATATCCTAAACCTCCGTCAGCAACTTCTATAGATGTTACTTTGAATCCTATATTATCAGCCCAATTCTTAAATGGATAGGTGTCTAGTTTATCATTTACACCAATTAAAGTATTGTTAATAACCTTTACACTTTGTGGAAGTATTTGATTGAACTGTTCATTATAACTTGGTTGTAAATCGAAATCTGTAATTCTTGAATTAGAATTATCAACTTTATCGTATGAACTTACATATTCTCTTAACTTAGTTTTAAATGGCTTTACTTCTTCAATATAGTTTTCATAACTAGGCAAGCTGTCATTATTAAATGTAATATCTTCTCGTAACTGTCCAACATTATGTTTTGCTTTTATAAAACTAGTTTTGAAAGCCCAATCAACATATGTTTGTTCTGTAAATACATAACGCAGACTTGCAAAGAATAACTTATTGTATTCAATTAATAATTCTTCTACGAACAAATCATTTTTTATACTATTTAGGATTGTACGAGTTTCAACAGTTGGAATACTATCAAAAAATCTTACGTCATAGCTAACAACGTCATATCCTACTTGACTTACTTGTGTGTTATAGATTGTATCTTTAAATTTGATAGTTCCGTCTTGTCTTCCAATAGTTTCATAATTGACTGTGTAATCAACATCTTGTTGAATGTCTATCTTTTTTAACAACAGCCAACCACCTGTACCAACATTATTAATTTTTACAATGTCACCAAGGTTATCATCCAGAGATAACAATTGATATGCTTCATCGATAACATAATCTATCTCAGTAAACTGGCTATACCCTATAGCATACCAATCAATATAATCCCAGTATAATGATACATCAAACGATTGACTTAATATTCTACGCCATAAGCGTAAATTTGTATCTCTTTCATATAATGCCCATTTACCTTGAATAGTTTCGTCGTTACTTACTAATGCAGTAAATTTACGTACTTCTATAGTAGTATTTTCTGTATATTTTTCGCCTTGGTTTAAAACTTGTACATTTGTGATAACACCTAGATTGTTTATTGTTATAGAAAATTCGGCATTTATTCCTGTTCCGCTTATTTTATATGTAGGAGCAACTTTATATCCTCTACCAGGATTAATAACATTTACACGTACAATTTTACCGTCTTGCACGACAGGAGAAAGTTCAGCTTGTTCAGCTTTAGCAACACCTATAAAATCTAAATCTGCATAAGTGTCTACTACTGTGTCATATACTCTTGATATTGCGGTAGGTTCGGGTTCACGGATCATCAAATTAGATAAATTTTTGTTATCTACAATTAAAGTTTTTTGTAAAACTCCGTTTACTCTTTCTATGACTTGTTTTAAGGCTTCTGCTCGATTTATAAACCAACTCTGCCTTGGATTATTTAATATTCCGTATTTTTCTTTAGGAGACAAGTTACTCGCTGGTACTTCCCTATCATAATCGTCATAACCAATTAGACTATCAAACCATTTTCGTTCTATATCTCTATTAGGCTTGCTGGTCTCTATGCCGTCAGTTATAATCTGATATTGGTTGTGAATATTAATGTTTTGATTGTCTATAGTCCAATATTGGAAGCCAATTGCAACATCTTTGTCCTTAATTAAACTTTCACAGTTATATAAAACAAAGCTATCAGGTGATACAAGTGCAACGTATCTATATCCTTGTCCTTGCGGATCTTCTATTAATTTTGAAATGTTCTTTGCACTTGTACTTCTAAATTCAACATTAGGTATATCAGTTTTATTTTTTACCCAAAAATAGTATAAATTTGAGAAATTCTGTGCTACTTCATCATATGACCTTTTTTGTACATAAGCCGAATTTCCGTATACACTTTGTCCTGTGATTCCTCTTGCTATTCCTCTATCAGTAGTTGCAAGCTGATCCCATTCTGCTGGCAAGACTGTTGACTCTACCCATTCGTATATATCAATACTATTACTATCAAATAGTTTATTCCAATTTGCAGTACTGTATATAATATCATCTTGATAAGGATTTATAAATTTTGCATTATTTAAATTCCACCAAATCTGTCCTACTTGTTCTTTGCCCCAAGAATTAGTTTCGTTTACATTTAAATTATTTGGTCCTGTTGTGTAAGTAGCAGGATCGTAATATAACTTATATTTTATATCTTGTTCTGCAGGTCCTGCAACTTTCCCTTGTATTGGATCAATATAATCAAGATAGGTTAACAATTCGTTTGTTTTCGTATCATATAAAATTGCACGTTTAATTTTATTGACATCAACTGTATTTTTAGGTTGTCTTAATTTATTAAACAGTGTACTATCTTCTAATTTCCTATAGTCTACCACTGTTCCTTGATATAAAGAGTTACTAGATACTTTTGGCAATCCAACATAGATATGATTATTTTTTAGATGTATGTTTCTTCCAAAATAATAAACGCTACCAACATCACTTTCATACGCTAGATTGTGTGCGTAAATTAATTTGTTGTTTATACGTTCATAGACATAAACTGTACCACTGTTTTCATTTCTATAATTAAACTGAGTAAATTTATCATCAAAAGTTGTTTTGCCTGTATCAAAATTTGTTGCAGTACTTGTATCAGCTGAAAAAGCATTAACTGCAAGAGTATTTCCATCAAATTGAACAACGTTACCGAAGCGTTCTGCACTTTCATTAAATGGACTATTTAAAATTTGTGTTTGAACAAAAACACCGCTTTGTTGTTCATAAACAAAAACTTTTCCTTGATCACGTTTTTCACTATCATCAAAAGGTGCACTGATAGCAATTAATCTACCATCTGTGCTAATACTAATGTTGTCACCAAATCCTGTAGTAGTGCTTTGTGAAGCAATAGTTTGAGACAATAAATATTGTCCGTTTAAAATTCTATAAACTGCAACTAAATTGGGTTTATCGTTGCCGTACTTGGCTGATACTATTAAGACTTCACCATTACCGCTCACATCATATGATGTAGCATAATCATATAGACTTCCTTGATCTAAAACTGTACTATCGCCTGCAAGTATATTTGTAGAATCAAACTCATTGCCTACTGAATAAGAACTATCGTTAACAACAAGTAATCCTGTATCATTAGGAACATACCCTACATAATCAATTACATCGTCTGTGCTATTCCATTGGATAGCATTAAATTCGCCTGCTGCGATATTTGTAATGGCTGTATATATTCTATTTGACAAATAAACTTTGTTTCCAGTAAAGTATCGTTGTGTGTTAGAAAATTCACCTTTGAAATTTTTGTCTTTTGCATAATCCCAATTATAAGTTTCGCCATTCTCAGTTCCATTCTTAATAAAATATATTTTTCCAGGATCTGCAACAGTTTCTTCAGCAGGTGCACTAACAAATCCTCTGTAAACAGAGTTATTTCTTCTTAATTCTACTTTTGTTCCTAAACGATTATTATTTTTTCTTTCAGGACCAACAAAACTTCCTAGAGAAATATAATTTCCTGCAAGATTTTTTTGGAAAATATAATATATACCTTCTTTAGTATAGCCTTCCGAAGTACCATTTGTAGCTGTTGGTATTTTGTAAACTTCTGTCCAATCTAAATTGTCACCTGCAGGCACATTTGCTAATCTTGGTACACCAAGTACTGTACCCTTTTTATAAAACCATGTTTCAAAAGTATTTGATGGTGTTAAATTTAAGAAGTTGCCTAAATTATCAAAATTTGCACTTGCACCTAATACATTTGCATACCTATAATCACCTGTAGGTTGAGTAACATTACTTCCGGCACTGAATACCAGAAGTTTTCCTATACCGTTTGCAGAATATCCTAAACTTTTACGTTGAATTACTCCTACTATTCTATCAACAGTATATACACCAGGTCTTCCATAAACATCAGGATCCGGACCGCTTGGAAATGCCTTTAATCTCAATTGCGCAGCTTGCCCAAATTGATCTCCGTTACTAAATGATCCAACAACATTTTTTACATAGATTGTAACATCATCAAGGTTACGTTGATAAAACACAACTTCTGCTGTAGCACCGCTTGTTACATCTTCAACTGTTTGTCCTATTTGTGGTTCAAAAGGTTCATTATCTAAGAAAAACTGATTTGTATAGTTAATATATCCGTCCCATAAATCAACAACTGTTTGTGTTTTATTAGTAGTTGTAAAAGATAAATTCACACTACTTGGATCATCTATAGCACCATCGCTATGGTTTGCCAAATTATTTAGATAAACGTCTATTTCATCTCCAGGTGAAGTTATGTCTGTAAGAGCTTTTGGAGCTCTTACTACATACAAATTGCTTAGTACGGGATTTGTGTTTCCTTCCGGACCCGGAGCACCAACAAAACTTAGTGTTGAAAGAAAACTATGTATAGTATCTTCAGACTGAATTGTACTGGTTTTATAATCTAATGAGTTATAATAATATCTGCCGCTATCAACACTGTCAGTAATTATATCTTTAAAAATTAAACCTTCGGCATTATCTTCAATAGTTGTTCCTACATTATAAGTAGAACTTGTTTTGATTAACCAATAACCGCCTAAAACATTTCCAGTTGCCGAAGTTTCGTCAGGAGCAACTTTAGTAAATTCTCCTACAAAATCTCCATTATCAATAAACAAACTGTTTGCTGTAGGAAATTCACCATTCACATTATTAATATAAATTGTTACCCTTGCCGCTTCATTATAAGTATATGCAACTGTGCCGGTGGCTCCTTGTGTTGTAACAATGTCTCCTACTGCTGGAATATTTGTACTTGCATCAACAAATAAAATTACATCTATTTTTTTGTCTAACACATGGTCGGATTCTAGATATGTCTTACTAATGTATGGGATTGAACCATCAAATGGTTGTGTTTCTACAAGTGTATCTTGTTCTTGATTAGCATTTGCAAAACTGTTCCAATGTAAAACAATGTTGTCACCAATTCCGGTACCATCATACATATTTTTAGGTGCTCTAATCAACAAATGATCAGTTGTTTGATTTACAAATGGATAATTTCCTGTAAGTATAAAAGGTATATTTTCCGCATCACTTGCTTCTAAATTTAAAGTATCAATTATTTGTGGTACACTTGCAAAACTATCAAATTGAATGTTTGTTTCTGCGCCAGCAATACTAATATCAGCCGACCATAAACTACTTTGTCTTCTTACTATTTCTCCAGCCGCATATGATTGCGTTTCGTTA